CGATCTTCAGCCCCTGGGTTGATGGTGGCGGCGCCAAGGGCTCGATGCTCTCGACCTCTGGCACCTCGGCTGACGTGTACCCGGTCATGTACCTGGGTCGCGACGCCTACGGGATCATCGCGCTGAAGGGTCAGTACGCTGTCACGCCGATGGTTGTCAACCCGAAGCCGTCCGACTCCGACCCGCTGGCTCAGCGTGGCCACGTCAGCTGGAAGGGCATGCAGACCGCAGCCATTAACGATCAACGCTACATGCATTGAGAGTGGCCCTTCATCGAAAGGTGATTGACGAAATTCTGTGAATTGCTGGAAACCCCTTAGAGCCCCTGGCACTACAGCGTGACCGGAAACGGTGAGCGCGAAAGTTGGAAAAGACAGAGGATTGGGCAATCAGCAGCGAAGGCTCGTACAGAGCAACGTTCAACGACTATCCGTAAGGAGTAGGGGCCAAGTGGCTCCGAAGCGCAGAACCCCTCCAATGAGGGTGAAGATATAGTCTGACCCGCCTGGAAACTGGCGGAGGGCCATTGGTAACGAATGGCTCGAAACAATCGGTCTCAATGACTTGTTCATGGTTCGTGTGGAGGTGGCGGCGACTGCCTAATGAAGTCGCTCTGATGTAGAATCCAGACAACATAATCTGGGTCTGCATCAATGAAGAAGAAGTGTGAGGTTTGCGGGGTCGAGTTCAACGCTCGACTCTCGGCTATCAGGACGTGCTGCGTTGAGTGCAGGAATAGGCTGATTTCGTCTGAGCGCAAGCAAAGACACATCCAGTCAAAGCCGTGCGTGATATGTGGCACGTTGTTCGAGTTGGGCGCCGGAGAGGCTAGCGCGGGCAAGAAGACATGCTCGCCTTCGTGCGGCTATACGCTCAGAGGGCAAAAAACAACCAAATCAAGGCGCATGACCTGTTTGACGTGCGGCGAGGGATTCCTTGTCAAGCTATCTCAGATCAAGTCTGGAGGCGGTAAATACTGCTCTCAAAAGTGCATGTATGAGCGAAATGCGCAATCAACCGAGCGCGCATGCTTGTGCTGCGGGAAATTGTTTGCATCTCCGCCAAGTCAGGTGCATGTGAAAACGTGCTCTACGGCGTGCGGTTATGAGTGGTTTTCCGGCAGTCGCAGCCCAATCTACAAAGGTGCAACGAGAAAAGTCGTGCGCCCCGATGGTTCGGTTGGGGTTGTCGCTGAGCGCTGGTATGCGGCCATCAAGAACGCAGAGCGCGTCACCATGCTGGAGCGGGCTACGCCAATGTGGGCCGACATGGATGCAGTACGCCGGGTGTATGAACTGGCCTCAAGGCTGGAGCAAAACACTGGGCAGAAATACCATGTAGATCACATTGTCCCGCTGAAAGGGAAAACAGTGTCTGGATTGCATAACGAGTTCAATCTCGCCGTCATTCCGATGCTGGACAACCTGAAAAAAGGCAACCGGCGATGGCCTGACATGCCGTAGTCACACACTTCTTCAAGCAAGCCGCTCAGCCACAAGCTCAGCGGCTTTTTCATTTTCGAAAGGAAAAGCACCATGCCAAGCATCAACCTCGCCACCAACCAGGTCGTTCCTTCCGGGAGCGGCGCTGAGTTGAACAAGGTTCTGGCCGGGATTCTCGCGGACCTGACCGCGCTGAAGACCAGCCTGAACCAGCTCATCACCGACTACAACGCCAACGCCACCATCGCGACCGACACCACGGCCGCTGCTGTGACGCTGACGACCACGGCTTAATTGCCGACTTCACTGAAAGGAAACTGAAATGTCTCGTCTCCAAGACCTCACCTCGGCCCCGGCGCGCGATCTGCTGGGAAACATGAACCTGTCCAAGGCCGTGTTGGCAATCGCGACCTCCGGCAAGGCCAAGGTCAAAACCACCAACGCGCTGGTCTACACGGTCGGCGGCGTCCAGTACACCGCCTCGGCTCTGTCCGAGCAGGTGCTGACCAACGTCTACACCCGTGACGGCAAGGTCTCCGGCGGCGCCTACGTGCAGCCGGTCAACACGACGGTGTTCTACACGCTGTCGATCAACGCGGCCGGCACTGTCGCCGTCACCCAGGGCACCTACGCCGGCCAGGTCCTCACCGACCCGAGCCAGAACGGTGTTTCGACCGGTGGCGACGGCCTGGTGCCGAATGCGCCCGCTGGCTACACGCCGTTTGGCGTGATCAAGGTGGTGACCGCCGTGGCGGCCACGTTCACCGTGGGCACGACCGCCCTCGATGCCACGAACGTCACCTCGACGTTCTACGACGTGGCGGTTCTGCCCGGCACGCTGTAAGCCAGCATCACCCCCAAAGCGCCCTCCTCGTGAGGGCGTTTTTCATTCCCCTGTGAGGAGAAACATTCATGAGCGAATCCCAAGTGACTTCCATCGACGACGTGCCCGCAACGCCCGTGGCCAAGCCCGTGCGCGTCAAGGCATCCGGCGGCGCCACTGGCAAGCCCGACTTGACCGGCGAAATGGTCACGCTGACCATTCACGCCTCCAGTGAATTCGACGGCCGCGAAGCGGTTCCCATCGGGCACAACGAGCGGGTCTACCAGATCCCGCGCGGCAAGCCCTGCGTGGTGCCCAAGGCAGTGGCGCAGATCGTCGCTGACGCCGTGACCGAGCGCTACGACCCGACGCCGGACGGCAAGGGTGCCGTGGCATCGACGCAGCCGCGCTTCGCGTACTCGATCACGCCGGCCTGAGCATGACCCTGGACGACTTTCTTCCGTTCATGCTGGTGGACCTTCCGGGCTGCCCGGACCCCACCGTCAAGCAGGCGCTGCTGCTGTCGGCCAACGAGTTCTGCCGTGAGTCCCACTGCTGGGATGAGGTGCAAGACCCGTTGACGCTGACGGCGAATGTGCGTGACTACGACCTTGAGGGTCCGTCCGGCGGAAGGTGTCTGCTCGTCCGCGATGTCTGGATGGGGGCTCGCGCGCTTCGGCCGACCACGATGCAGGAGTTGCAGCTGGTCATCCCGAAGTGGCGCGAGACCTTCACCAACGATCCGACCTATTACAACGCGGCGATTGATCGTCAGCAAATATCGTTCTACCCGACGCCGGACGGGACATCGACCAACCAGGTCGTGATCCGCGCCGTCTATGTGCCAACGCTCTCTGCGACCTCGTTGCCGGACTTCCTGGGTGATCGGTATCTGGAGTATGTCGTCGCAGGCGCAAAGGCCAGACTGATGGCGACACCGGGTCAGACGTACTCGAAACCGGACGCCGTCGCCTTCCATCGGGAGCGCTTCGACAACGGCATCGCTCTTGCCAAGGCCGAGATGATGCACGACCGCGTGCAGGGTCTGGTCACAGTGCGGCCACGCCAATTCATCTGAGGTAAACCATGACCATCACCGCGCAATCCATTGCCAAGAACTGCGTGACCATCGCGCAAGACCCGACTTCCGTGCGCTGGCCCATCGACGAGGTGTGCGAATACTTCAACTGGGCGCAGCGCGAGGTGGTCCAGCATCGCCCAGACGCGAGTCAGGTTCGAGAGAATGTCACTGTCTCGGCCGGAGCCAAGCAGACGCTTCCGGCTGGCGCCATCAAGCTGCTGGATATTCACGCCAACGCGTCCGGCGGAGCCATGCGCCTCATCAGCCGCGAGGTGCTGGATGCCCAGATGCGCGGCTGGCGCTCGACCAGCGCTGCGGCGCCGTACCACTTCATGTACGACCCGCGCACGCCGCTGGTGTTCGAGATTTACCCGCCGGCCTCTGGCTCCACGACCGTGGACGCCTCGTACTCCAAGCTGCCGACCGACATCTCGATTGCGACCGCTGGAGGCACTTACACCAACGTCTCTGGCAACCTGGGCCTGCCAGACATCTTCGCCGGACCGGTGACCGATTTCATCCTGTACCGCATGTACTCCAAGGACGCCGAGTACGCGGGAAACATGGAGCGAGCGATTGCCCACTACACGGCCGCAGCAAACGCCCTGGGTGTCGAGCTGAAGGGGACGATTGTCGCCGCTCCCGTGACGCAGGCGAACCCCAACCATCCAGGGGCTTCTCGCCAAGTAACTTAACGCGGGCCAACTATGACGCCGAGAAAAGCCGACCAAAGCGCCAATGATCCGCCAGTCCTCACTGACGATGACATCCGCTGGATTCACGAACAGAGGAAGTTGGATGCTCATGCCGAATGGTTGCGCGGCCAGATTCGCGTCATCTGGCCGTGGTTGGTGGCGGTTGTTGGGGCTTTGGTTGGCGCGGTTAAGCTAATCAAGGACCATGTGAAATGGTGAAACACTACTCTCAAGCCCTGCACCCGGACGGCAAGCTCTGGCGCGTCATCTATGAACTGCGCTGGTTGCCGCGCCTGGTGCTGGTCTGCGTGCTGATCTGGATCGGCGCGATGGCATTCGACCGCGAGCCGCCCTTCAAGCTGCTGAGCTACTGGACGAATCAACCGAAACCGGGTGGCACGCTGGTGGTGCGGGCCAAAGTGCACCGCGATCTGGACCGCGAGTGTTCGGTGGTGTTCAGCCGGTATCTTTTTGACAGGGTGGGCGCTCGGCATGAAGCATCCGGCCCGCAGATGATGACGCCGCAAGCCCTGCGGAGCATTGATGCCCTGGCCCCGGGCGAACTGAACATGCAAGTGCCGATACCGATCAATTTCCCGCCTGGGCCTGCGGTGCTGACCTCGGTGCTTGAGTACCGCTGCAACGCGCTGCAAGACGTGCTGCGTCCGATTGGCGTGGAGCTGAACATGGCGTTTGAGGTGTTGCCG